AACCGCTTTTGCTTTCGCTAACACCCGCTCTTGCGGTGTCTGTACCTCTACTCCCATATCCGCTTTAAAACGATACAGTACGCTATTCACATCGTTAGATGATCCAGTCTGAATCCACTGCTTCGTAGCGTAATCTTGATCCTCTAGCCAGTTTAGCCAGTCTGCCGTCTCTATGAGATCATTGACATCTGGGTGTTCCGCCTCGATTCGATCAAAATGCGCTTGAGCTGCCTTATCAGTCTGGGCATCAATCTTGCTTTGCTCCTGTTTCGCCAACGCTTCTTTTTGGGCGTCGAGCTGAGTTTGCGTTCTCGCCAGTTCATCTAGCAGTGGAGCAGCTAAGTCAGGATAATCCTCTCTTAACTGATCTAGCTTGCCGGAATCTCTTTCCGATTTCGCAGCCTCAGATTTAAGCTCCGTAAGGAGAACTAACAGGTCGGCATTCTGCCGCTTCAAGTCCGCTGTCTCTTGCGTTGCTTTCGTCATTCGTGACTGTGCGCCTTTCATCGCTTTCTCAGCTTTTTGCAAAGCTAATCTCAAATCTTCTGGATCACCGCTACCATCAGATTCGGTATCTTCAGCTATCGTCTCTGCCGTGTCCGTAGATTCGGGGGCTTCTTGAACAAGTTCTGTTTGCTTCTCCTGAGTATCCTCTGCCGAGGGTTCAGGGGTTACACCCATCATTTTGTCCAGCATCGATTTAGCTTCAGCTTCTAGTGCGTCTGGGTCATTTCTATTAGACATATCTCGGTACGGGTCGATTGCTCGATGTCCGCCTACTCAATCGCGGGTGTCCGCTTACGGTTCCGCGTAGTTTCAAGATGCGTTTTCGCACCTGATTCCAGATTTACCAAAAAGCGCAACTCTTCGAGTCGTCCTTGGTAATACCTGAAATTTTTTTCGTCCGCACTTTCTAGCTTTAATTGTGCGTCCGCAAATCTAGCCTCAAATACCTCTTGGAGGTGGTGCCATTCCTGCTGCCCCGCCAGCCGGAGAACCGCCTCCGATTGCCTCTTGTTGCATCTGAGCTTGCATGGCGAGCTGCTGTTGTTGTTCACGGGCAAGTTGCTCCTCGCTCTTTACAATTTCGTCTGGGTCAATATCCATGCTCTGCGCTATCTCGCGCAGCAGATGGTTTCGATCAATCAGTGGCGCATCCAAGTCATTACTGACAAGAGATAGGAATTGCAGCAGCCTTTGGCTCTGTACTTCTTTCTGTACAAGTGCGGTGCTACCACGGGCTATAATCCTAAGGTCACCTTTAGACTTTGGGTTTGTGCCAAACTCCATATTCCAGTGGAACATGCTCTTAACGAGCGGCTCCAGCAAGAAGTCATCAATGTTTTTAATCGTGGACTTTAAGGCAACATTAGCTGCGCCCATCAGCATCGACATGCCCGTGGCCGTCTTGTTCAAGCTAGAGGTCTGCTCTCCGTGAGTGTAAGACGGAAGAGACGTTGTTTCGTCCGCAAACCTGCGGAAGATCTCGACAATCTGATTAAGGCCATTAGCGTTGGCAATCGGCTGATAAAACCTCACCATTGGCATAGAGCCGTCACCGCCTTCTCGCAAGAATACGCGCCACGGATGTATGTCAGTAGGGTCTTCGCCAGCAGCCAATAAATCAGTATTGACCTCAACCATTGGGGCGGAAGACATTGCTAAATTATCTAACCATATTCTGGTCGCAGCATTCATGGTGCCTTGCGAATCGCGCATCATTCTCGGTACGCCTGTCCCCCAAAACTGATGTGGAGATCGCTCGTAAGGAAAAATATGATACGGAATTGCGTAACCCGCAATCGGGTTGAGCATAATCTTGACAACTTTACCGGAGCATAGCCACACGCATGCGCTAAAGTCTTGTGTCAGGTCGGAGCCTTCCGGCATTTCCACGCCATGCTCTTCCAATTCATACCCATCCACAAAGCCCCAATACTCCAGAAGCTCAAAGCGATTTGTTTCGGTGGAATTCTCATTGATACCGGCAATACGTCTGCGAGTTCTTTCGTGATCCTCTTCAACGTGGTTACCTGTCCTGTTTACCTTGAGAAGATACTTTATTATTGCGGAATCAAAATTCGGCAAGTCCGCTAAATCACGGAATTGCTTGCGAGTCAGGACATGACGCCGGAACAATCCGTCACAATCTTCGAGGCTTGTGCAGTAAGGGTCGGGGTACAAATCGAAAATACTAACAGACTCAACCTCAGGCATTGGCTGCTCTAAAATTGATAGCGCAAACGTCTCTTCGCCCGTCTCTGGGTCAGCGGATCTAGTGTAAGACTGCTTGCGATCTATCCTGACGGTTCCAGCCTTGCATGCGCCCGAACCAAAGATACACGCCTCTAAGATACTTTCTTTGAGTTTCTGTTCTGCATTGGTCTCTATGAGCTGATCGAGAATATCGATGCTCATGGATTCTGCGGCGTCATCCGCTATATCTTTGTATGCTTTTTTAAGGTCTTCTTCTAGCTCGGCCATCCGCGCACGTACCAAGTCTTGATTCATGTCAGGACTCATGTTGCTTGCATCAACAATTTGCTGGGTAGCGAGTTGCCGAATCTGCATCGCCTGCATTGGGTCAAGATCGGGGATGGGGGTTGGCTCCACGCCAAAAAAACTATCGCCGTGCTGGAACAGCAGGTCAACAATACGGCTGTAAGCTGCCATTACTTTCGTTCTTGTCAGTCCGACAAAAACCTTAGATCGAGCGCCTGCCTCATTTAGCCTTGCTAGTACATCAGCTTCATACAAACCCTGAAACTGGCGGAGGTCTTTGAGCCACTCGCTTTCAGTTTCTTTGCGAGCATCCTTGTATTCAGTGAACGTGCCAGACAGGCGCGCACCAAGATTCAGCATACTTTGGTCTTGTACGCCGTCAGATTCCTTCTCTTGAGGTTCGTCTTGTGAAAGCATTAGTACCCTGCAACTGGATCGAGCGTCTTAAACCGCCGAGGTGTACTTCGGTGGCGTGGTCGAGGCATTGATGCAAGTCCGTGCAGAGATATGGCATAAGCCATAACCCTGTCATCATAACACCCTGAAATGGAATTGAAAGCCCCCTTATCATCAATACAATAAGTTCGCAACTCTTGAAGTAAATCGATGTCTGCTATCCCACTTTCTCCCTGCCGAAGCAGTGCGGCAAAATTATTTATGATCAAAGGCTTGGATTTGGATGTGGTTAAAAATCCGCCCCGCTTGGTTAGCGAATCGTTGTATGCGCCGTCCAGAGAATGCTCCACAAATAGGTTCGGGTAGCTTAGTTCTTGCAACCGACGTAGCGTAGTCAGGCCGTGGTTATTTCGCTCAGGTATAAGGTAGGCGTTGTTGTAACGTCTTCCAATGTGCGCGCAAACATTTCCCCAGTCCCACGGATCTATGTGTCCATGCCAGCAGGCTACCTGACGCCCCTGCGAGTCCAATACCTGCATGCAGCTAAAGTCGCCATATGCAAGACCTTCCGCAACATCAATGCCAGCGCAGTAAGTCTCGTCTGCTATCGGAGGATGCCACTCTCGATAATTGCCATACGATCTGGGGTCTAGGCTTCCTTCGTTTATGTCGCCTATAAAGTCCGGCGTATAACAATCGTTTTCGCAGCGCGTGAGGTGGATCTCCTCGACGAAGCACCTGCCTGATGACAGAAAGCATTCCGTGGGATTGGCGGGGTACTCTTGATGAAATAAATCGGTGCCGCCCAGCTCGTCCAGCTTGGCCCTGCGAAAGGCTAATTGCGCATCGTCAAGGTTGTACCTTTTTGCCAGCTCGTACTCCTCAGGCGTAGCCTCGAAATATGGGCTGGGCTTGCGGCGGTACTCGTCCATCCAAAACCATGGGATGAAGCACACCTTCCACTCCGTTTCTCCGCGAAGGCTTTTCATAACTTGATCGTAAAACCAGCCCCCCGCACCATTGGCTGTGCTTTCTAGTATGACCTCCGATTTTTGTCCGCCGACCGTTTGCAGTAGACCAGCGACTATGTCTGATCCCTGCGGGTAAAATGCAACCTCTGAGCCGTGGACGAATCTGTTAGTTTGCCCTCGTCCTGTTTGTGTAGATCTGGCGGTTCCGACCCTGTATCGCGAGTTAATCTCGTCAAATACCAAAGTTGACGCCGACTGACTAGCGAGCGGAGGTTTGAACGCCGGATGCGGCACTTGGTCATAGAAATACTTCACCATATTAAAGATAGCGTTGGTAGATTCGGCTAGATGTGACAGCACGAAGGCGTTTGCGTTTCGGTTTTGCGTGACTTTCCAGAAGTTTCGGCCCTGTGCGTAGGTCGAAATGCCCGTTTGACGCGCTTTTAAGCACAACATTCGAATATTTCCTTGCGCTTT